ACTAGATGCAAGTCTAGACTCGGGAACACCAAGTGCTCTGTATAGTTTCTTTTGGAAGTATTCAATGTCTGCAAGTTCACCAAGATTTTGTCCACCAGGTAAAGTAGTAATCTCAGTTCCTCTACCACCTTCGCGACGAGGAAGCCAGAAATCTTCTAACATACTCATCATCTTACGATCATCACGAACTTCTCCAGTGTTCGCATCATAAACCAACTTATTACGATAACGGTTCATGACTTCACGCAGATATTGTTCTGCTTTAATCTTTGGTAGATTACCAACATCAATGTAGAAGATTCTACGTTCTGGTGCTCTTGATAGTCTATAGATAACGAGAGAGTCCTCAATCATTCTAAGTTGATTGAGTGCTTTGATTGCTTTGTGTAGGTATGAGAGAACTGCATTCTTGTTTCTATCCACCAAACCAGAATGAACATAACAAATAGAATCTTTCGACATTCTGGTTACTGCACCAGCACCACTTTTAAATGCACCACTTTTATTTGACATACGACCATTTGGATCGTACTCATAAAACTCTTCTATTTCTGGAGAAGGAGTTGGTTCAGTTCCTCTCTGAGTTACTACTGCAGGTCCGAGTGGATTATTTTTATCCTTCTTAATTTTTCTAATATAACGAATCTTTAGTGGATCAATATAACGAAGTTCTTTGATACCATCCTCAGGTTTCTTAATATCAATTACTTTGTGATAATAAACTCTTCCATCAACATACCAGTTCCTAAGAATTTCATGACATCTATCATCAAAACGAAGTAAGTCTTTTATCTTTTTAAATTCTTCTCTAATTAGTTCTTTTAGTTTATCTGATGCGGGAACATTTTGTAAATCAATTTCTACAGGAGAATCGTTCTGATCAGAAACGATCGCTTCATTTATTACATCTTCAATAGCTCCATCCACCTCAGGATGTAACGCCATTTCTCGATATCTTTTGATTAGATCAAATTCGGATTTGTATACACCCTCAATATCAACGTACTGTCCGTAAAAACCGCTAGAAACATAATAATCCGAAGAATCTTCCTGATTCTCCGGCACAGGAGAAACGACGGACTTTTTAGATCCGTCGTCATTCTCCTTGAATTTAAAACCAAATAATTTAGGCATTAACTCTCAAATAGAACTCTTCGTTCTATTATTTATAGGATCAACCAGGGTCAGTAACCTCGGGGTCGGTATTAAGTTGAGTTCTGCCATTTCCATCAAGAGCATCCCACCACTGAACCTGTAGAGTTACAGTAAACTCTTCGATTACGTCAGAGTTATCGTAAGAAACTTCGATTTCACTGACATTGGTTGGGAATACGCCGTAGAATCTATATGCTTTATGTACTGGAATTTTAGATCCATCTGCAGCTCTTCCGAACTGCATGACATATGCATCTCTCTGGTAATCTGCTGGGGTAACAATTCCAGAGTTATCATCATGTTTGTTGATACCGTTCATCCACTTTTCAAAAGCAGTTCTGATTTGGAAATCAGTGTCATTAATAACAGTGATTGTCCAAGGATCAAAGGTGCGGTCACCCGCAACCTTTAATACTCTACCTCTGAAAGGAACTGGAATTTCAGCAATGTTTGAAGCGGGAAGTTGTGCCGCTTTAACCATAAATCTAGTCATTTCATCCAGATCTCTGGTAACACTGGTGTTACCCAACTGTGGAGTAGAATTTGCCTGAGCAAAGTCAGGGAAATTCATTTTTACTTCAAAAAGATTGGCGCGAGCACCACCACCTATCATTCTCGCTTTGAAGTCTTCGAGAGTTCTAGATTGAAACTGGGGTACGTTAGGGAAATTAGATTTTGATGCCATTGTTTTTTCCTATGGTAGGGTTGAATATTTTAAAAGCGATTAAACAGTTCCAACAACCTCTTCAAAGCTAACACCAGTTCTGTTAGCTACGAAGGTTAGACCAATGAAGTTAATTGATCTTGCTGGTTTAATAAAGATGTCAGCCCTAAATTGATTTCCGTCAATAACATCTGGGGTGTTATTTGACTCATCACAAACAACGAGGAAGTCTGTAATACCTCTCTTTGCCTTAACATCACGGAGATATGGTTCAACAATGTTGACAAAGTTTGATCTTGTCAGTGCATCATTGAATTCAAACAGTTGTGATCTTGCAGCTTCTTGAATTGTAGCTTCGATAGTCAAGAATAAACGACGAACGTTGATTCTATCGAAAGCAGATGCATATGCTAGACCCGTCTTATCACCAAAGAGGATAATTCCTGCACCAGGTGAGAAGATAACTGGGTTAATTCTCTTAGGATAGAGGAGATCTCTTTGTGCCTGTGATGGGTTATATGCAAGTTTTACTGCATCATTAATGGTTCCTCTCTGAGCACCAGCGGGAGAGAACCATGGGAAGTTGTTGATCGATGTTCTTGCCATCAATCCAGCAATGTCAGCATTCAGAGGTATGTATCTGAACTTATTATTGAATCTATCAAACATGTACTTATAACCACTGTCAAAGACAGCATAAGAACTTGAAGTGATAGAATTATAGAAAGATAAGATATTACTCGTTTGAGTATCTGGATTTGTTACATTAACAACTCCTGCTTTATGTGGAGAAATACATGCAACACAATCTTTCCTCTGTTCCGCAATTGCAATTAGTTTATTTGCTTTTGCTTGAGATTCAAATAGAGTGTCTCCTCCACTTGGTCCCTGAATCAGATAGTTTACATCATATTCTGCAGGATTTTCAAGAAGTGTGTAAGAAGTAATAACTTCCGCAAGAGTTGGAGCAAATCCGTTGGTTGCGCCATAGTTTGCACCATTGTCCATGGTGTAAGTTCTATTACCTACAAGACCAAATGTGATTCCACTTGTCTCCTGGTTCCATGCGCCATCACCACCACTTGCTAGGATGTAACCATCAAGAGTAGTGAATTCTGGTACAGCGAGTGAATCAACAGTACCTGCAAAGAGATACTCCGAACGATTCTCGATGTAGTTCTTCCAATAGATATTCTCGCTTGGAGTAATTCTAGCATCTGTCGCCTTGGAGAGATTTGTGAATTTCTCTAGGATATTACCAGAGACTCCACTAATTCCACCATTATCGTCAACAACAACTACGTGTAGTTCGTCGTTAGAGGAATTTCTCTGTGAAGCATACTGTGAAGTACCTGGTCTAGGTGCGATGTTCTTCCAATAAACTGTAGAATTATCTAATCCTAAAGTTTGTTGATCGTACCAATCTACAACAGGATGATATGTTTCGTCAGGAAGAATTCCTTCTCCTCTGTCCAGAGTGTTGTCATCAGCAGATCTTGTATAACGAACAATCATTGTTGTTGCTGCATATGCAACAGGTGCTGCGGTATCGACAATAATAGAACCAGTAGTGACTTCTGTTACTCTTCCAGAGAACGTTCCATTTAAGGTTTGGATCAGGTCACCTACCAAAACTCTAGAACTGATGTTTGGATCACTGGTAGTAATGACAGTAGAACCTAGACCAACCGTAGTGTTGTCTCTAATTCTGAATTTTTCTAGTGATGTTGCAGTTCCAACATTGTTGAATGCCTGCCAATATGTGTTTCCATCGAACTGTTGGAAGATCTGGTTTAAACCACTTTCTCCATATTTGACTGCGGTTGTCAGTCCAGTTGAATTATCGGTTCTACTGAGCATCTTAACGTCGATAGAATCAACGTTTACCTTTGTAACGATACCCTTAGAATATCCCGAGAATGTTTTGACTGTACCGTCTTTTGGATCTGCAAATGAAGTTGAGAATCCGCAAGTCATTGCGTAACCAACTTCGATACCAAAAGTACCGATTGAAACTCTTTGGTCTGCAGCGGAGTCGATGGTGCAAACTTTTAATTTGTTTGACCAACTTCCTGGTTCTCTAGCAGCGTAGAACCACTCTTGTCCAGTTGTAAATGAATTCTGATAATCTTCTTGAGATTTAATCTTAAGATCAAGAACAGTTCCTGCAACACCTGCATGGGCATTTACAAGGTTTACGTCATCAGTTCTGATGACTCTTAGTGTTCCACCGTAAGAAAGATAACTGGATGCGGACATCCAATACTCGTACTGACCATCAGTATCTTGAGGCTTGCCGAAAGTGGCGAGAAGGTCTTGTTCTGTTTCCACCAGTACAGGTTGTCCGATTGGACCTCTGGCAAAAGGACCTGCAATTGCTCCCACCTGATCGTTTACTGCATCAATTCTGCCTACAGTAAGATCAACTTCTCTAACTTTTACGCCTGGTGATACTAAATTTAGCGACATGTCTTTCCCCTCTAAAGAAGATTCATATGACTGAAACTATTTAGAAATTTGGATGCTTCAAATGGGGAAACAATGCATGAACAGTTCACCAGTCAGGATATTCCCACCTTTTAGTGTCCGTTTTTCTTGCATTGAGTATTCTTTTTTTTGTACATTGTTTACACTCATATGAGTATGCAGAAGGCAAAGTGCCTCGATCTTTTCTAGTTAAGTAAAAATCATTCAATAAATTTTTAGTTAGTCCGCAAGATCTACATTTCCTTTCATTAAGAAATAGATGTTCTAATTCAAATGACTCTTCAAAAGTCATCAGTGATACTCCCACATGTATGACATGTCACCATATTCATCCGTCTTCCATATTGTTCCATCATTTTCTATAATTGTTCCTTCATCGTCTAAACCATCACTGATAAATCCAAATGGTGCCATGTCGGCTTCGATTTGATCTCTTTGGTCTTCATATATTTTTTTACGAACATCATTGTCCGTCATTTCTTTAAAGTAGTCTTGTTGAACCAACCAGGCAAAGATAACAAGACACATTGCAAGGTCATCATTACAACCTTCTTCCGCCTCAAATGAACCCGACTTTTGAATGAATGTAGTCAATTCACTGATTACATCTAGATCAGATACAAGTAACTTGTCGTCTTCAATTAATGCTTTTAAATTTAGAGATCCAATCTTCTTTACGGTCTTGGACATCTTGACACCCAATTGTGTCTTCTTGCCTGAGAATCCTTGACCAACTACTTGACCTGCACGACCCCTCATGGAACACATGAGTATATTGTCATACTCCAAGTCCATATGAATGATGGATGCTACTTGATCTCCAATGTCATTAACTTCTACTAATATAAATGCCTGATTATATGCTTTC